TCTGAAGTAGTCGCACCAAAGTAACCGCACCCAGAACTCTCTGCTCCTGTATCTTGCTTAAGAGTATCCGCCATCATTAATTTAGAATTATTTAAATCGGATGCCCATACTGTATCAGGTTGTCCAGTACACCCACCGTAAACTATTCTTTGGTTATAATAAACTATACTACGAGGAAACCCTCTGAACTCAGACCAAGAAGATTCACGCCAATCATCACTACCATTAGCTAAAACATCAGCGCCGAAGTTTACTCTAATATACCCTGTAACAGTAGTAGCATCAGTATACCCTGTAACTTCAACAACGCCTTCTTTCTGAGATACACTATCCGTTATTTTAAAGAACGCACCCTTCGCAACACTAGCATGAGCTGAATTAAAAAAGTCTACAGGAGTTCCTCCTGAATCTTTTGCTATTATAGTAACTGCAGTAGATGATGAATTCTTTATTCCATCTGTACCACCCGTAGCACTAACATGAAGTACTACATCAGGATCTATATTAGCATCTCTATACGGTACGCCTTGAAAACGTAATATAGGATCATTTTGATTGGAGTATGTTTTATAACTGAGGATGCTAAAAAAATAAGTACCATCTGCTTGGATAGTTCTCTGCATAGCAAACTGTGGAACAGTATCATCAGATGCATTGAATATTAATATTACATCTCCTACTTGTACTGTACCTAAACTACTATCCTCTGGGTAATCTATATATGTTGGAGCGTGTGATTCAGTTTCCTGTGCTTCATGAGTAAATGCATCGAATACTTTATAATTACCGCTAGAATAAAAAACAATTATGTATGCTTCTGTTCTAGAAAACACAAAAGGTATTATTGCCCTAGGTCCTACAATAGTAGCTGCATATCCAAATGATTTAAAATAGTCTGTGATGTATGGGTAAACGTAAGCACCCGGCCTACGAGTAACCCCGCCTGTTTTCATTGGTAAAAAGTTTTTTAATTCTTCACACCCTTTAGGATATTCTTTTGTGTCCCAACGAGAACGTAACTTCTCACTTAACTTTCCAGAACTAAAAGCATTATGCGCGTGAACATATTTCATTCAAACCTCGAATCCGTCCAGTCAGTCATGATGAGGTTTCTAGGAGTTCCTTCTTGAGCATCATACAATCTAGCATCTCTAAATAATTCTTTAGCATGATCTCTTAGTTCACCTTTTAATTCATTACTCTGCACCAATGGATAAGATAGACGTACAGCTAGTTTAGCTGATAGAGCATCTACAAAATATGAAGGGTACTTAGAATTATCTTCTTCTTTAGCAATATACTCTATCTTCATTGTTGCTTCATCAGACAATAACTTATCACCTTCTATACGATATTTAATATCATCGTACTCTAGCGTAAGTATCCTAAGAATATCTGCAGGCAACTGATACTCATACTCGTATCCAAATTCAGGAGTAGTTGCTGTCTTAGCTAGTTCAACTCTACGAATTGCGAAGTTCCAAGGGTGAGCTCCGAGAAAAGAGTCCCGTACTATAACATAAAGATCATTACAAATCTTAGCACGCTTATTATTTTCGGTAAGCGCAGAGATCCTTTCTGATCCAACCATGTAAAGAGCTAAGTTACAAATCTCTACCGATGAGGCCATATAGAATCCTTTGAAAAAGAAGGGGGCTTTTACACCCCCTACTTATTAATCCATTACGTAGTAAACTGCTACTTTAACAATACCTGTAATTTCTGTACTGATCTCAGTACACTTAAGAGCTAGTTGTGTTTCAACAGCTAGTTCCTCAAACTCTCCGGCTGCGCCCGCAGGCATCTTAGCTCGAACAGCTTGTCCACCAGCATCGGCAGAAGCAATGTAACGATCAGGATCAGCAATCGTACCAAGTTGAACAATACCAGTTGTTCCTAAACTTGGAGAGCTGATAACTGCATCTAGAATTCTAGATCCTGCAGGAATCTTCATCATGTAAATGATGTCGTTAGCTGCAAGAACTACACCTAGACCATCGAGGTCATACTCATCGTAAGCTACGTTTTAAAATTACGCTGAAATAATTACTTCAACAACTTTTTCTTCTTCAATTCTAGCGGCTCCTAGTCCCATTGAACAATAAACCTGAGTAGAGAAATGCTTCGTTGGAAGCTTATCAATACTTGAGTTAATGCTTGCAGAGATAGCTAGGATAAGACCTTCTTTCTGAAAAGCAATACATCTATTCTTTCCTGCTGTAACTGTAACTGACCCACCTGTAACGGCACCAGTTGTAATTAGAGCTGTAGTAATATCAGCAGTAGTAATAAGAAGTCTTTCAGAACGAATAAAATTGAATCCCATAAAAGTATTTACGTCACCCTGTACGAGAGCTTTAACAGCAGCGTAATCAGAACTAGTAACTTCTGTCTCACCAAGAAGATCGTCCATCTCTTCAGAACTAAGAATGAATGAAAGTCCACTGTCTCCAGTTTCATTAGCATTAAATTTCTTCTTAACAGCTCTAAGAGTTTTTACGTTAAGGCCTGAAACTGCAGCACCTGTATGAGAAATTAATTTCTGAGCATCCGGTAGAGCAACTGCTGTAGAGCCTGTCTTTCCACTGTATGCATTCCCAAGAAGTGCAGCGATAACTACATCATCCATAGCACGTCCAAGAGCGTTCATAGCTGCTTGAGCATATTCAGATTCTGGGTTTTGAATTATACGAAGCTTATCTTCTTTGTCCACTAGGTCAGCATAGAAATAATCTTCGAGAGTTACTCTACGTCTGCTATGAGGAGTATCAGAATAAGTCGTCTCTGAGTGCCGTCCTACCTTTTTCTGGGCAGTAACTTTACCGATACGATCATAAAAAGCTGCTTCGGCTTTCTGACTTTCGTTTCTAACTAGTCCTCTTAATCGAGAACCTTTCTGTTGTGATAAATGAAATACGTTGGCGCTATACTGATTCACCATCGCTTTAGTGATTTCGATAGACATTGTGTCTCTCCTTTAAAAAGTTAAACAATAAAAAAATTTAATGTAACAACGAATAGGTTGCCTGTTTCCAGACCTGTTCTAGCGTTGCCTTTTTGAAGGACCGACTAGGCGGTTGTCCCAACAATGCTTAGTATTAGGATAGCCGCCTATGTCATTTGTGTCAATACCCTAACTTACAGATTCAAATAATTTCTTCATATCTACAACTGCTTGATTGTGCCCTGTGTGATCTGCTTTATGGTACGGGTGGTCAAAGTTACCCATAACTTCATTGATCTTACGCTGTGCATCTTCAGCAGATAGCCCAAAATTGTTTACGATTGATGGCTGAAAGGTGTCTTCCTTCAAAGATTCCCCCACTTTCGCAAGGAATCTGATCAACTGAGGGTCATTCCCTAGCCCTGACTCATCCAAATACACCTTGAATTTGTCGCCTTCTCCGTCAAAAAGCTTTACAACCGACTGCGCACGGTGAACATTCTTATCAAACCCCTCACCCCAGTCTTCCTTTAGCCCATTAATAGCGTTTTCTACTGTTTCTTTAGCACTCGAATCATTGAGCGCATCCTGTGCAGTGATCTTATCAGAATAAAAATCCATGACCTGCTTGACTTGTGCCGGTAACATATTCGCTTTATGTGCCATAGCATAGAACTCTTTAGTGAACTCTTCTTGGATATTCTCATGGTTTGCCTCGTAGTTAGCTTCATCAGGTCTACCCAACTTCCCAAATAAGGCGGCCCAGTCCTCCTCAGATGCATTCTGATCGGGTAAGACTACCTTATCCTTGCCCACCATCCTCTGAGCGTTCACATAGCTCTTTACGAGCGTAGGAACATCACCCACATCTTTCATGATAGGATCATTGATGAATTCCTCATCTACTCCCTGTAACCAAGCAGGAGCATCACTAGGTGGCGCATCCGCTGAAGGAGTATCTACTGGTGGCGCATCCGCCGGGGGTGTTTCACTATTCAATATTGTCATACTGTGCCTCCTGTTCTCGACCCTCTTCCATCATTTTCAGAATTCTCTCTGGGTCTGTGTTTAAAGTTCGTAGGATACGAAGAACCACCGCTCGCTCTCCCTCCCGATAAATCATTTCATTTGGATTAGGATCGAATGTTGATGTTAGCACCCAACACGATCTAATTAAATCATGAAGAACTCTAGTGCCTTCCTCACAATCAAATAGCTTTCGATAAGCGATGATAGTATCGCTTATCTTTTTCTCTCTGTTAAAAAACATTACGCCTCCGCTTGTTGATCCTGCGCATTCGCGCCCGCCATTTTTTCAGTTATCTCAGCTTCTCCTTGAGCTTGTTCCATCTGTTGCTGTTGGGCCGCAGCCTCTTGCCTACCCTGTCTCATCTGTTGTATCTGCTTAGGATGCATCATTAGTTTTTCAGGCACACCATAAATGTCTGCACCATAACGAACATACTCATCAGCATTAAAATTATCCATTACCTCTGTGTTACCCGCTGCCAAGAAAGGCTCCGCCATTTGAATAGCTCGCATAGCATTCTCAGCATCAACACTTCTCTGCGCTTTAGCAATCTGTGAAGTATAACGAACCTCTAAGTCCCGTCCAGCAAGCTCTCTCGGCGGTTGCTCCAATAAGTTCTTTCTTAAAAGAATACCAAAAACCCGATCAATAAGAGGCTTAAGAAGTTCAAAATGTTGGCGACCAAGTATCGGTCCGAGTAATCTAAGTTGTTCATCACGTCTCTGCATAACTTCTGTAGCTGTCATCCGATCATTCTCAACCAATTGAAGTTGATCAATAAAGAATGCTTGCCGTATTTGTTGGCGTACAGTATCCATCATGCTTTCACCGATATCAACTCGTACTCCACTAACAAGTGGTTCAATCCTATCTTTCGTTCCTGCACGATAATAGTTAACACTACTAGGTGCTATCTTCACTGGTAAAAGTACACCGTCATCAGGAACTTGAAGAGGAGGTGCAACAGCTAACTGTGCCGCTTCAATAGTCGCCTTCTTCATCTTGTTAACCATTTTAATATCAGGCAACGCTTTCATGCCCGGTGAACGTCCATACATCTCACCAGCTATTTTAGTCCAACGTGGAATAGCATAAGGGTTTTCATTAAACCCAGATTCTTTTAAAAGTTTTTTACTTTCTTTGTGAACATGATAAGAAGCAAAGGCGTTTTTAGAATTACCGCGACCCTTGAAAGGTCGATCAGCACGGGGTTCCACCAAGTGTATAACTGTTTCTCTTTTTGTTGGATCAGATAATAAATTTTGTTTCATCTTCTCATCGAAAAATTCTTCCCCGAACTGTTGCTTCATCTGCCTCAACGTCATCTCATACTCATAAGAAACTGTGTCTATGATTCCTTTATAATTTTCATCAACACGAGTATTATAAATAGGCCTAGCATGAAACCGGACAACCAAATCATCATCTTCCTCGATTCGTAAAACAGCAGTACCAAAAGATCCTAAGTCCAAATAGATTTCATGGATCTCTGTTTGAAAGTTTGAGTTATTTAATATCTGAATTATTTTATCAGCACTCTTCTGTAACCAACTACGTACCTCTGGAATAGCGTCTAACTCAGGCACGCCAGTACTTAAACCAAACCATGTTGATGATGGATTAGTTAACATCCCATGAAGAGCTGATGCCATCAATTCATTCGAGTGTATCGAAGTAGCATCGTACAAAAGATTATGCTTCTGTTGACCCTTAGTCGCATAAGGCATTCCATACATATCATCTTTTCTAGGTATAATATATTGAGCGACATCTTCCCAATGCCGCTTCCAATTCTCTAGGCCTGCGGTCATTTTATCATGTCGATCAACGACATACATTCCTAATTTTTCATTGTCCATGATTACCTACCCAGTATGGAAGTTCCTTTCTGTGTTGTTAAAATGCTATCGCCTTGTGTACTCTGCTTCTGACCTGTCAGTATAGTCGATGATCTACCACGACTACTCTGCTTCTGTTTCTCTCTAGCTTCAACTGCTGACTTAACTCTTCTCTGCTCATCCGTTAACTCTAGTTCAGGTATAGAAAATATCTTGATCTCTTCTTCTGATCGTTCACCGCTTGCACCACCAGTGATAACATTACCAATCCCTTTATTCATCTGCTCACCGTCCAGTGTACCAAACGATGCAGTACGAGCAACTCCACCAACAATAACATCTCCTGCGCCTTTAATTCTCTCCTGTGTACTCCTAGAACCAGTGACCCCGCCAGCTAATTCAGCTACAGGATTAACTACAGCATGAGTAAGCTTACTTGCCATCTTACTAACCTGTCTTCTAAATTTACTTCCCCAACCCATGTTATGCTCCTAAAGCATCATAGTCGTTCGATGCCTCTCTGGGTAAGCCTCTAGACCTAACCCGTATTCCGTTATAAGTTAAACCAAACATTCTTAAAGCATCAGCAGCATTAGAACACCAATCATGCATAGGACGATCAAGATACATTTTGTTCTTGCCGTCCCACTTACGCTGATAATTCTTCATTGCATTGATGCCCTTACTACATTTAATTCTATCCCACCAACACCTGTCAAGCAACATCCGTACAGCATGAATACCATCAGCTATAGATTGCCTAGGTACGATGCGAGTCCCAAGACCCAACTCTCTGAGAGTCTCTTGCCTAGTTCGACCAGTCCCCAACTCACGAGCAGCACCATCATGAGGTATAAAATGCTCGTCATAAATATATTCTTTTTCTTTGATCCTCTTAACATAATACTCTAACCCAACACCAGCATTCTCCATAAAGTCAATGATGTGAATCTCCTGCCCAATCTCTTGTATGAACCATATCGCAGTAGTATCAGAAATACCAAGGTCCCAATAAGTAGAAACAGGAACCTCCTTCTGGTATGGAACATTCGTTATACGCTTCTGCTCATCCGCATCCTGCATGTACTTACTATAATAAGCTCCCTTCAATGCAGCAGTAAAGGAGCATTCAAACTCCTGCTCGTACTCATCCTCATCCATGATGTTCGTCTGTGACGCTTTGTAAAGCGCCGTGTACCACTGACCAGTCTGATTCTCCAATGCAATATTGTAAATATCGTAAAAATGATTCTGACCCCTAGGTGTACCAATAAATATGCCCCATCCCTTCCTATCTGATAAAGCTGGTCGAATAAGTGTTGACCAAACGACAGGGTTCATGAGAGAATACTCGTCCAATAACACACCGTCCAAATAGATCCCCGCCAAGCTATCAGGATTCTCAGCACCAAGTAACATAAACCTAATCTTGTCACCCTTCGACGGTCGCGGAATGTCAACCCTTAATTCAGCCTCATTTGCCTTCATACCCGGAATATTTTTCGTATAATGCTTCAGATATTCCCAAGCAACACGCTTCGCCTGACCATACGTCGGCGCAATATAAGCATACTGAGGATTCAAATTATTACACCGCAACGCTTGGTCAATCATCTCCATTATCGCAAAGACCGTCCAAATGGGCCTGCAGGCCTCTAGGGGTATAGCCAAGGTCTATAATTTGTTGGTCGCTCATATAACCCTATTTACGGCGCTTAGAACCGGGTAACTTTAAATCCTTCGGAACTGTGTATGTTTCCTTACCACCATCCAACAAATGCTGGTCCTCCAACATCTTAAGACGATTCTTATTCTCTTTCGAAGGGTCCTTCTTCACATCCCTACGTGCCTGCTCAATCATTTTCTTAATCTTAGCTTCTTTAGTAGCATCTGTTAGCTTGCCCACCTTCTCTTTACCGGGCATAGGTATTAAATCAACCATTACATATCTCCTTGACCACCAGCTACTGGTGGTTTGTT